AAAAAAAAGAGAATTTACATTATATAGAAACACGCACGCACGCACGTGATAATAAATTTATAAATAATATAAATATTAATAATAATAAATTTATAAAAAAAGAGAATTTAGAAAATTTAAAAAATAATCAAGAAAAGAAAGAACGCGTTTCTAATCAAAACGCCTCTTTTGTGACGAGCTTTATTGATTTTAGCAAAAAGGAGTTAGAGAAAATGGCAAAAAAAGAGTTTAAAGTCCCAAATGCAAATGAACTCATGAGACAAATAATAGCTTTTAATGAGAAAAATGGCACAAACTTTGGTGAAGAGTTGGCTAATGATTTTATAGGCTATTGGGATGCTAGGGAATGGAAAAGAAATGGAAAAAGAATGTCAAGTGTGGCAGGAAGTCTTTATACTTGGCTTAAATATGCTAAAGAAAATGAAGCAAGAAAAAATCAGCGTTTTAACAGAAAAAAAGAAGCCAATCCTAGTGTGGTTGATAGCTTGATGGAGTATTACGGAATGAAAGATGAAAACAAAGACAAGATCTTAGGATGCTTTTAAGGAGTAAAAAATGCAAGAAAAAATACAAATTTTAATGGACTTATTGGAAATTAATAAGGCTCAGGCAACTGATATTGTAGGTAGATATCTCAAAAGCGTTAAGGATATTCATGCTTTCTTAGATTTTTATTTCGAAACTTTAGAAAGAGAGAATATCGTAGGGACAACCTATGAGAAATTAAGAAGAGTTTGCAAAAGAGCTGAAATCGAGTTTAAAAAGCGTTTTGAAGACAAAGAAATTTTTTTAGAATGGTTAAAAAATAAATATAAAAATAGTCCATTTTTTAGATTGCTTGAAAGTGATTTTAAATACTCATATGTTTGTTATGATGGACAGGGCAACCTTTTTAAACGATTAGCAGAATCAATTAATATGTTGGTTTGTCTAAATAATTTTGGAGAATTAACCTACGAAGATGGAGAAATGCTAAAAAATAACGAATTTAAACACGCTTTAATAGATTTTATATTTAAAAATCAAGAGCGCATAGGAAAAGATATATATATAAATACTTCTTATAAGATAAAAGGATATACATCTTTAAGCCATGAAGAAGAATATAATAACTTTAAGAAGGTGCAGAAAAATTTTTTAAGGAGAATCAAGAAGAATTTCAAAAGAAAGTAAAAGTCAAAATGGCTTTTAAAAATATAAGCTAAATTTAAGAAAGTCTGAAATGGAAAAGTATATTTTAAAAATTGATTTAAAAAGCAACCCAGTTCCCTATAAAAGAACTACGCAAAGAGCTAAATTTGTATGTAAAGATTATCTTAAATATTTAGATTTTAAAAAACTCTTGCAAATGGAGTTTAGAAGACAAAATGATATTAGCTGTTTTCAAGCTTTTGATAAGCAAAAGAAATATGAGTTTTCTTTAAAAATAGGATTTAACAGCAAAAGGCATGGCGATGGGGACAATATCGTAAAATGCGTGTTAGATGCGTTATTTGAAAACGATAAGAATGTTTTAAAAGGCGATTATGAGATTATTAGTTTTAAAAAATCTTTTTTAGACTTAGAAATCAAAGAATTTAATTTTAAAGAAGGGGTGGCTTGATGGCTAGAATGATGACAAATGGCAAAAGTATGACAAAAGAAGAGCTTGTTTCAAAAATAGAGAGTTATTTTAATGAAAGAGTTGTCTTAAAAGAAACTAAGGAGAGTATTATTTTTGCACCTAAAACAAAAGTGGGATTAGCTGTGTATTTAGGAATTACAATACAAACTTTAGGCGAGTGGGAGAAGGATAAGGATTTTGGAGAAATTGTATCTCAAGCTAAGCAAAAATGTGAAATGGATATTTTAAACCATTCCTTAATCGGCACTTATACTCCTAGCGTTAGTATGTTCTTGCTAAAAAATCAACATGGATATGTGGATAAACAAGAAGTTGTCAGCGATAACGTTCAAAAAATTGAAATTATAAGAAGTGAAATCAAATGAAATTAAAAATCGATTTTTCTTACACTCCGGCACAACTTAAAGTTTTTGATGATAAAAATCCACGCTTTATAACTGTAGCAAAGGGCAGAAGACTTGGTTTTACAAGGGGAAGTGCTAAGTTTGTTATCGAAAACTTGCTTTTAGGACAAAATGTTTTATGGGTGGATACCATACAAGCAAATTTACAAAATTATTACGAGTTATATTTTACACCTGAGTTAAAAAACTTGCCAAAAGATTTTTACTCATGGAGTGTGCAAGATAAGAAACTAATTATTAATGGAGCAGTGCTTCATATGAGAAGTGCTGAAAGAAGTGAAAATATCGAAGGTTTTGGATATGACCTTGTTATTTTAAACGAAGCAGGAATTATTTTAAAAGGCAGCAAAGGAGAATATCTTTGGTATAACGCCATACGCCCTATGTTGCTTGATAATCCTAAATCAAGAGCGATTATCGGTGGAGTTCCTAAAGGAAAAAATCTATTTTATGAACTTTGCAGAAAAGAACTCAGCGATAAAAATTGGAAACATTTTCAATTCTCAAGTTATGATAATCCATTTTTAAAAGAAGAGCAAATTAAAGAATTAATTGAAGAAGTAGGCGGAGAAGGTAGTGAAGTTGTCAAGCAAGAAATTTATGGCGAGTTTATAGATAGCTCGAGTGCTGAATTATTTTCTCTAAGTGAAATTGAAAATGCGATGAGCAAGAACTCTTTTAGCATTGAAAAAATGCAAGGCGAGAATATTTGGGGGCTTGATGTAGCAAGATATGGAGATGATAAGAGTGCTTTAGCAAAAAGAAAAGGTTTTGTAATTTATGAGATTAAAAAATACTCACAACTTGGAACTATAGAATTAGCAAACAAAATACTAGCCGAATACAATCAAAGCGAAGATAAACCAAAAGGTATTTTTATAGATACTTGCGGTCTTGGCGTTGGCGTATACGATGTCTTGTTAAATTATGGTTTGCCTGTATTTGAGGCAAATTCTGCAAATTCTGCAACCAGTAATGAATACTTAAATAAAAGAGCGCAAATGTATTTTACTTTTGCCAAAAATTTAAAACATATGGAGCTTTTTAAAGATGAAGAATTAAAAAAAGATATGAGAATGATTGAGTATGAATATAGCGACAAGGGGCTTTTAAAGATAGTCTCAAAAGAGTATTTAAAAAAGAATTATGGCAAAAGTCCTGATGTTAGCGATGCGGTTGCATTAACCTTTTTTGAAAAACTATACAGTAGAAACAATACTAATGAAGATTGGAGTTATGATGGCTGGTGAGTTTTTAATGGTTTATGATGCAATTGATGTAAACAAAATAAAAAAGCTTTCAAATTTAAGCGATGAGGCTATAAAGTCAAGTCTTGCAAATGAATTTTTAGAGCTTGTATCAGGGTTTAATAATATTTCTAAAAAGAAATTTAAAAGAGAATTTGCGGAGTTTTTATTTGAAAAAGGAGTGAATGAAAAAGATATTTTAAAAATAACAAATTTAAGCAAAACAACAATATGGAGAATTATGAATGAAAACAAAAAGAACTAATGATGAGAGAGTGTCGTTTTTAACACAACTCATTAGCGAAAGTAAAAGTGGATATGAAAATTACAAACCACACTTTAAAGAGTTGCAAGATGCTTATTTGCTTGAAAATAAGGTAATGCAAAAATTGAGAAAAAGAAATAAATCAAGTATTTACATACCAAAAATAAACGCTAAGGTAAAGTATTTAATCACTAGCTTAAATGATGTATATTTTAATAGTGAGAGAATGGCAGATATTGAAACTTACATTAATAGCGATGATACGATTATAGAGCTATGGCAGAATGCAATTGATTTTTATAGTGGTAAAATCAATATGTTTAAGATTTTTCAACCGCTTTTCTTAGATGTTTTACTTGTGGGAACAAGTATAGCTAAGGTTACTTGGCATAAGGGAATGCCACGCATTGAAAGAGTAGATATTGATAGTATATTCTTTGATCCAAATGCGTTAAATAGCGAGGATGTAGGATATATAGTCAATGAAATTTACCTAACCTATAATCAAATCCATGAAAGACAAAAGCTAGGTTTTTATAAAAAAATTGAAATTAAAAAGCTTTTTGATGAAGATGATGAGTATAAAAAAGTAAAGCTTTATGATATTTATGAAAGAAAAAACGATGATGAGTGGGTGGTTTCTACCTTATTTGAAAATAATTTACTTAGAAATGAAGTTACTTTGCAAGATGGACAGCCTTTTATCTGGGGTTCAATGCTACCACAACTTAAAAAGATAGATAACGAAAACTATGTAAGTGCTTATGGCGAGCCTATAATGGCTTCTGCTATGCCTTTGCAAGATGAAATTAATATAACTAGAAATCTTTTAATAGATGCAGTAAGAACTCATATCATGCCTAAAATAATGATGCCAAAATCAATGGGAGTAAGCAGAGAAGATATAGAAACCTTAGGAAAACCAATATATACAGACGATCCAAAGGGTGTGCAAATATTACCACCACCAAATGTAAATAGTGCGGGAATGAATTTACAGCTTTTAGAAAGCGAACTCACAGAAGTTACAGGAGTTAGTCCACAAAACAATGGAGCTCAAACTGCACAAAATGAAACAGCAACAGAAATTAGCATAAAAGCACAAGAAGGCGGAAGAAGAAGTGCTGACTATATAAGACAGTATAACGAAACTTTTATAGAGCCTTTATTTGATAGATTTGCAATGCTTGTTTTTAAGTATGGAGAAGATAGTTTTTTTAATGGTTTTCAAAGAGAGGATATACCTAGTTTTAGATTTAAAATTCAAACCGGCACAGGTGCCATGAATAAAGAAATTAGACGTGCAGGAATTCAAGCTAGTATGCAAGTTTTTTCACAATTATATCAAATGTATATGAGCATAGGCGATGCAAATTCTGCTTATGGGATTATAAATGCTAGTAAAGAACTTACTAAAGAATTATTACCAATTTTAGGTGTAAAGAATGTAAATAGTTTATTTGCTTTTGAAAATAATGAAGATATTAATCCACAAATGCAAGGAGAAGCTAATGCTTAATATTGAAATTAAAAGTGATATATCTAAAACTAAAGGAGGAAAGAAATTAATAGATTTTATCAAAGCAAAATATAGTGAATGTTTTTATATAGCAAAAAATAACGATGAGAAAGAGTTAAGGTTAAAAGCTTTAGATACTATGGCTTTTTTAGACATAATAATCAATAAAATAAAGGATGAAGAAGATGGAAAATGATGCTTTAAAAGATTTAATAAATGTCATAACAGATGATGATAAAGGACAAGTTGCTAATAATGGCGATGAACCTACGCAAGTAGAAGATAATGAACCTATGCAGGTTGCTAATGAGAACGAGCCTGATTATAAGGCGATGTTTGAAGCTTATAAAAGTGAAAATGACAACAAATTAAATGCTTTAATGAGTGAGCTTGAAGTTTTAAAAAATCCAAAAAAAGAGCCAAGCGAACAAGAATTACAAAGAGAGCAGTATTTAAAAGAATTAGGACTTGATGGACTTGATGAGAAATTAAAAAGGCTTGAAGAGCTTGATAAAAAGCAAAAAGACAAAGAAGAGCAAGATGCACTAATCGCTAAATACGCACAAGTAGAAAGCGAGTTAAGAAAAGCCTATCCTGATGCGGATTTAAAGGCTATGGCAGAACTTGCAACAAAATTAAATGGTTTAGGCGAAGGTAATATTGACAGCTGGAAAACCTTGCTTAATTTGGTCGGAAAATCAAATAATGCCAAAAAAGCTGAAGATTTATCAAGTGCAAATAATAATGTAAGAACTAGTGATTTTAACGATAAGTTAAAAAAAGGCGAAGTTAGCGAGATAGATCTAGGCAAAGAATTATTAAGTTTAGTATAAAGGAGAAATTATGGATTTTATAACAGCTTTAAAAGGTGGTACAGGACTAGGCTCTAGCTTTGCAGATACTTTGATGAAAACAAGCAATTTTACTCAAAATTTAGCAAGTAGCAGTGGTGGTTTTTTAAATGGATTAAAAAATTCTTTTAGTAATTTTGGAGATTGGTTATTTAAAAGTTCTGATGCAAATAAAGTAACTAATTTTGATAGATTAGGAAATGTTTTAGGCGGTGCCGGCGCTTTATATGGTGCTTATAATCAGCAAAAAATGGCAAAGAAAAATTTTGATTTACAAAAAGATGCTTATAACTTCAATAAGTATCTAGCCAATGAAGAGTTAAACAGAAGAAAGAATATGGAAAATAAACTTCAAAATGTTTGGAGTAATTAAATAGATTTGGATTTAAGGAAGCCAAAGGGAAATTATAGCTCCCCTTAAAAAAGGGGAAATCAAGTATTAATAAGCCTTGACTATAATTATACAAAGTAGTATAATTATAACTATAATTTTGGTTAGCAATTTAATCACCTCCCAACTGGGCGGTAAATTAACGCTAAAGGGCGGCAACCCTTTAGCGTTGCACCCTTTTAAAATTATACACAAACTTCCTTAAATCCTTTATTTTAAAAGAAAGAATAAAGGAAACAAAATGGCATTTTATAACCCACAAAGAGTAGTATTTAATCCTGATACAGGCGTTATACAAAACGCAGGAAAAGTCGGTGGTGTCTTATATGACATCATGAGCAAAAGTTTTGATGATAAAGTTAAAGCTAATGAGTTTCAGCAAGAGCAAGATTTAAGAAAGCAACAAATGGAATTTAATCAGGCTATGCAAAATAATCAGCTTTTGCAAAATGAGAGAAACTTTGATTATCAAAAAGAAAGAGCAAATATAGCAGATCAGCAATGGCAAATGAATTATAACCAAAGAGCTAGACAATATGCCATGCAAAATGCTTTAAGACAGCAAGCAATAAATGCAAGACAGCAAAAAGATGAAATTTTAGCAGGCCAAGCAATACTTAATCTACCAAGCTATACAAAGTCAAATCCTGAGATGAGAGCAATACAAGAAAGATTTAATACCATAAAAAAAGGTGGTGGTGATTCTTATTATGATGGGCAAGGTCTTTTTGGTGGAACATGGCAAAACATAAAAGGTCTTTTTGGTGGAGATAATATAAATGATGCTCAAGATAGCTTATTTAAATTTATAAGCGATAGTATTTATAATGAAAAGGTTAGAAGAGACACAAACTATAATAGAACAAGGCATGATGAAATTTACAAAGAGCCTTCAGCTTGGAAAGCTCAAACTATAAATGCTAAAGAATATGAAAAAGCAATAAGGGATTATATAGCCACTAGTGAAGCTAAGATTAATGCTTATTATGATGAGCAAATGGCAAAGATTTCTAATTTAAAAAATCCATACATCAATAATCTTTATGAAGAGCAAAGACAAAAAGATTTAAAATATTTTAGAGAGGGATTGGCAAAGGATCTTGAGTCTTATTACATTAAAGATGAAATCTCAAATAAACCTAGTAAAAATGCAGTAATTATAGATAATTCAACAACTAATCAAAATACACCAAAATTACATAGCGTTAGTTTTAATGGAATTAATGCTCAAATATCAGAGCCTGATGCTAATGGTAATGTAATATTAGTTAATCAAGCAGGTAGAAAAATGCAAGTTAGCGTAGAAGAATTAAAAAAACAAGGATTAATATAATGAATATAAGAGAATTTTTATTAGAAAAACCACAAGAAAATAACATTATTTCATTTTTGCAAGATGGAGCAAGTCAAAGTGAAAATCAAAATACAAGTGAATATTTATCAAATTTAAAAAATGAAGTAATAAATGATTTTTATAAAAATAAAGATAAATATGATAAAGAATATGAAAAATATAATTTCAAAGACCAAAATTTAACAAATCCTATGGGCAATATTAGTGAATATAAAAGGGATTTATATGATTATAATAAAAATCCATCCATGAATGCTGATGATTTAAGTAATTATATTTTAGATAAGCAATCTAAATTTAATGCCTCTAAACCTATTTTTGCTGATGATAATGAAGTAGTAAGAAAAAGTAATCAGTTTATGAGAGATTTAGGCGATGAGTTGCAAAAATCAGGGCGTGGAAGATTATTGCAAGATGATGATGGATCTTATTGGGTGCAAGATAATAACGGAAATTATTCTAAAGTGCAAGGTAGCACAATGGGTGATTTATATCGTGGATTAAGAGATAATGGTGCTAGTATGGCTTTAGGAACAGCAGGTGCAATTGGCGGTACAATGCTAGGTGGCGGAGTTGGTATGGTTGCAGGTGGTGCATTAGGTGCATCTTTAGGGGCAGGATATGATTACTACGGAAATACAAAAGATACAAATCAAGATATGAATTTAAAAGAAGCTCTTATGCTTATGGGTGAAAATGCTGGACTTTCTTTAATAGGAGATGCAGCTTTTGCAGGAGTTGCCAAAGGAGCAAGAGCTTTAAAAAATACCTATAATATGGCAAAAACAGGTGCACAAGCTGGTAAAGATATGATAGATGGCATGGCAGTAAAAGGTGGTAATTTAAAAGAAAATATAGGGGATAAGCTTAGAAAAATAAGCCCTAGCATTTTAAATGATTTAGCTTCACAAGGTAGCGAAACTTCAAAAGCTTATGCAAGAGAGCTAATAGAAAGCGGAAATAGAAATTATGATGATATATTGCAAAAATCAAGAGCTATGCCTTTAGAAGTTAATCAAGGAAATGCATTAGTTGATGGAGTGGCAAGCAAAATAAAAGATTTCTCAAATACTGCAAAAAATGGTTTTGTAAAAAATACAGCAGACAACGTAACTAATTCACTAAATAATATTAGTAAAAATATAGGTTCAAAAGAAGCAGCACTGAATCAACAAGATCTTATTAATCTTTCTTTTATGAATGATGATTTAGCTAATATGGCAAGAAGTGTTTTAGCAAATGACCCTAAAATGGCAAATAAGGTTGCAAACTCTTTACACTTACAAGATGAGGCTATATTAAAAGAGTTAAATTTAAATAATGCTTCTAAGGCTGATGAGCTTTATGCTTTAAGAGATGCTAGAGCAAAAAGAGCTTATGATGAATTTGGAAAAGGACTTGATAAACTAGATGAACTTAATCCAAATGGTGTAAAAGTAGATAAGCAAACCATAGATGATATAGTTTTAAACTCAAGTGTTTATAGTGAAAGCACACCAGCTATGATAAAAAATTTTATTCATGAAGCAAAAAGCGGTGCATTAGATGGTAAAAGCGTTAAAGAGATTTACGATAGAATTGATGCTATAGGCAATAAAATAAAAGAAAGCTCAAGTTACAACTATAAAGATTTTTTAAATAGCTTAAAAGACGCATTTTTAGAAAATATAGTAAAAAGTGCTGATAATCCCCAAGAAGCAAAAGAGATTTTAACCAAGATTAGAAAAGATTATGCAGATTTTAAAGTATATGATAAAAGTAAATTAGGAAAAAAACTAGAAGGAAGTGAAAAAGAGATATCAAAAGATATAGATAAAATACTTAATGAAACTAATCCAAAAAAGAATTATGAAGCTATAACAAA